ATCACTCACAACAGCGGCGACACGCGCACGTGCTATCTCTACGAACTCTGGCCGAACACGCCCGCTGTCGTCAACGGTAAACACTACAAACTGGAGCCCGCGTAACATGGCAACAACTCCGACAACCTCATCGCCTGATTTCTCAGGCAGTAGCGCTGACCTGCTCGCTTCGGTATCAGGGGCGCCTGACTACGGCTTGCCGTTCGTGCCTGACATCGACTTCGCAGACAAAGACCCTGCGACGATCATCACTGAAGTCGTCGCTGACTACGAAGCAGCGTTTCAAGCGTTGACTGGTATCGCAAAGACGCTTGCTCCGGGCGATCCTGTGCGCTTGTTCTTGCTCGTCGTCTGTCATTGGTTGTCGCATCAGCGCACGATCATCGACTTCACCGGCAAGCAGAACCTGCTGAAATACGCGCACGACGACTATCTCGACAACCTCGCTGCGCTGTATGGCGCACGCGCTCTGCGACTGCAAGCGCAAGCAGCGCTCACGACGTTGAGCTTCACGCTGAGCGCGCCGCTCGCGTTCACTGCGATCATCCCGAAAGGCACACTGTGCCAAGCACCGAACGGCGTCGTGTTCGCGACGCTCGTCGACGGCATCATCCCGTCGCTTGCGACGAGCGTCGAAGTCGAAGCGCAAGCGATCGTTGCAGGCGCGATCGGAAACAACTTCGCGATCGGTCAGATCAACGGCGTCATCAACTGGAATCAGCCCTTCGGCATCACCGTGTCGAACACGACACTGTCTGCTGGTGGCAGCGACGCAGAGAATGACGAGCAATATCGCTACCGCGTCTGGCTCGCGATCGAGTCATTCTCGACGTGTGGCCCGCGCGAAGCGTATGAGTTCTGGGCGTTGAGCGCGCACCCTGACATCATTCAGTGCGTCGTCTACAGCGCGCCTGAGATCGCAGGCGAAGTGTGGCTCTACCCACTGCTCACGGGCGGCGTGCTGCCGTCACCTGAGATTCTGCAGCTCGTGCAAGACAACTGCAGCGCTGACACGCGCAGGCCTCTCACAGACTTCGTGACAGCGAAGCTCGCGACTGAGTTCGTCTACACGCTCGATGTCGACTACTACGTGCTGCAATCGAACAGCGTGCTGCTCGATTCGATTCAGACGGCTGTGACGCAAGCAGTCAATGACTGGATTCTCTGGCAGCGCAGCGCGATCTCGCGCGACATCATCGGCGACGAGCTGATCAAGCGCATGCTTGAAGCTGGCGCGAAACGCGTCGTGATCAACTCGCCAGCGCCACCGTTTCAAGCGCTTGACTACAATCAGCTGGCGGTGCACGATCCGAACACAGCGCCAGTGATCAACTACGCAGGACTCGAAGACATCTGATGAGCGCGACGCTTCGCAACCTCAAGCTGCTCGATCTCTGCACACAGTCGATCTCATACGATCGTCAAGTGCAAGCAGCAACGCAGTCGTTCGACACGCAGATGCACGAGATCATCGACGACACGCCTGTCGTGATCTTCATCTCGCAGATTCTGCAGCTCGCTGACTCGAACTTGATCGACATCCTTGCGTGGCAGTTTCACGTCGACTTCTACGATCACACGAAGCCGCTTGAGTTCAGGCGTCAGCTCGTCTTCAACTCGATCACGTGGCACATGCGCAAAGGCACTGTCTCGCTCGTGCAAGAGGTGCTCGACACGTATTTCCCGCAAGTCGCCACGATTCAAGAGTGGTACGAATACATGAATCCACTGCCGCCGAACTACCCTACGGATTCACCTGACACGCTCGTGAGCACGTTCGGTCCGACGAACGTCGATGTCGCAGGTGACAGATTCTTGATCACTGCGCATGGACTGACTCAGAATCAGCAGATCAGATTTCATGCTGGCAGTCTCGCAGCACCAATGTCCATAGGTGGTCAGTTGCCTTCGCCAATCGTCGACGGCATCTGGTATTTTGTCGCGAACCCGCACACGAATGACTTTCAAGTTGCACCGAGTCCATGGCAGGGCATCCCGGGACTCAGCGGCTCAGTAGTCAATCTCACCACGCCAGGGTCAGGATCGAACAACGAGATTTGGAAAAGAGGCGCAGGCACTTGGCACGATCGCTACAAGTTCAGAGTGCTCGTTGACAGTCAGTTCATCAATCCGACTGATCAGCAAACTGTGCTGACGTTGATCGAACGATACAAGCCTGTGAGCAGATGGATGGACGGTTTCGTGCGAGCGCAAGCGAGCGAGTGCGATATTGGTTGGACAGGCATGCTGCTGCGCTTCATCTACAGAACAAGTGAGGCGCCAGACTACCCATGAACAACAACCCTGAAAGGCAACACAACTCATGAGCTTATCCAAACAGGAATTTACCAACGCTGGGCGCTCAATGCTCGGTCGCGCGCAGAACGGCGAGACACTGACTGTCACGCACATCGTCGTAGGCGACGGCAACGCATCGCAGCCGAGCGATCTCTGGCCGTTGACTGCGCTGATCGACACCAAGCTCAATGTCACGATCTCGACGAAGATCGACTATGGCGATGGCACGTTGCTCGTCGAAGGCTCGTTCACGAGTGACGCTGCGACAGCGCCGTTCTACTTGCGCGAAGTAGGAGTGCTTGCGCATATCGGTGCAGAAGCTGATCGCCTCTACTCGGTGGCGAACGTGTTCGCAGACCCGCCTGACTACATCGATCCTGCAGCGCCGACAGTGCAAGCGTTCAAGATCAAGCTCGTCATTGATCGAATACCAACGGCGTCGCTGATCGTGCAGATCGGGCCGAGCGAGAACGTGCTCGGTGAGAACATCGGCGATGCGTCGACAGGGCCCGGCCCTTACAAAGACGCAGCAGGCAACGTTCTACGCTTCAAGCGATTCGTCGCAGGCGTCGGCATCGAGCTGATTGAAGCGCCCGCACCGGAAGACGGCGCTGACACGATCGAAGTGCGTGCGAAGCAGCTCGTGACGAACGTCGACTTGTATGTGCCAGCGACATACCCTGGCATCACAGACCCGAGCGTGTTGTTCGCAACGATTCAAGATGCGCACGACTACTTGCTGCAGTTTCACATTCCTGCTGACAAGCTCGCGACGATTCACGTCTACAGTGGGCACTTCGCGCAGACGATTCCGATCGTGTTCTCGCACCCTGACTCAGATCGCATTCAGCTGATCGGTCTCGACGTCACGACGAAAGCGTGCAGCGGCTCTGTCAACAGAAGTGGCTCACTGCCGAACGTCGACGTGACAGTGCAACCAGCGAACACGTCAGGCATCGCAGTGAACGACGTCGTCTATCTCTACGACGCGCCGCACGCGCAGTTCGAAGGCTGCGGCGTTGTCACACTGATCGCAGGCCCGCTCGTCACGATCCGCATGCACATCGCGAACGTGCTGCCGCCTGCATCGACGCCTGTGCTCGCGACGACGAAGCTCATCTTGTTCCCGACGCAAGAGATTAGCAGCCTCACTGCAGGCGCTCTCTTCTCGTGCCCGAACGGCATCAACTTGATCAAGAATTTCGCGCTGCGATCGACAGCAGCGCAGCAAGCGACTGCAGTGAACATCAGCGGCACCGGCGGGCTTGAGCTTGTGAGCGCTGTGAGTTTTCAACTCGGCTTCGGCATCACTGGCGGCATCGTGACTCTCGCGCCTGTCGTCTCTGCGAACGATTGCCAGAACGGAATCGAAGTTGGCCCGAGTGGCACTGCGCAACTGCTTGCGCCGACGAGTTACGCACGCGTGACGTTCAGCGGCAACTGGCTCTACGGCATCTGGGTCGTCGGCGGCTCTTATATTTCGAGTGTAGGGGGTGTTGCGACGTATGCGTGCTCGAATGGGACAACAGGCATCAGAAGCGACACGCGCGGCTTTGTCGGCGTCGCGAATACAGGTTCAGCAGCAGGCGGCTATGTCATCGCATACAATCAGCGAGGACTGTCAGCTGTGATGCTCGGCATCATTCTCTCGTCGATCGATGTCGGCAGTGTGATCGCGCTCAACACAACGTGGGATTTGATCGCAGCGCAAGGCGGTCAGATCAGCATCGTTCACAACTCGACGATCAGCGGTCTCTACTCGCCAGCGTTGAATTTGCTCGGCCCGTCAGGCGGCTTCAACGCGATGTCGCTTTGATCAGCGACGCTTGATGAAGTCTTGCTCGATCGACATCACGACGAAGCCTTTCTTCTGCTCATAGTCTGTGATGTAGGTGATGCGTCGACTGAGAAAGCGCGCAGTGAACTTGTGACCGTCCCACTCGCGCAGCATCAGTCGATCGCGCACTTTGAAGTCGCGATCGTTGCGACGAATCTCGAACGTCTTTTTGAAGCATGCGATCGCATCGAAAAATTCAGTCGAGCACTTCAGCTCGTGATTCACTTCAGGATGCGCAGCGTCGCGAATCGGCAGCGTCGGCGCTGTGTCTTTCACAGTGACAACGTGCCGTGCTTGATCGCAGTGCGAACGACGCAGCATGATGCGCAAGCGCACCACGGCGGAGTCGACAGCCAGCAGAACGCATCGCGACATTGCGGCTCGCCGTGACTGCCATCGCACTTCTGGCGCGTTGCCCAATATGGCGGGCGCGTCAAGAACCTGCTGCTCGTGATCTTTCGCTCGCCGTATTCGAGCAGCAAGTCTGTCTGCAATGGCAGCGCGCTCATACTCATGGCTTGTCTCGCGCGCGTTTTATGCCAGCGAACGCTTCATCAACACGGCTTCGCCATTCCTCTTTTGGAAACGAGTGAGCATACAAAAACGCGATCAACTCTCCGATTGAAAATCCGCCACGGCAGAATCCAGTGACGAGCGCCTTCTGCTCGCCATACATGTGGCAGTAGACCTCGTATGCTCGCAGCGTGATGTTCGACGTCATTCGATTCGGTGCGTCATGATTTTGCACCGGGTGCAGCACTTGTTCGCTCATGCTCATGGCTTTCTGAAGATCAGCGCATACTCGTGACGCTTCGGCAAAATCTTGTTCTCGACGATCTGCGACGCGAACGCTTGTCCGAATGAACCACCGAGATCGATGATCGCGCAGTCGTGCTGCTTGAAGCCAGCGTCTTTGAGCAGTCGATGCGTGTCGACGTGGTATGAGTAGAACTTGCCGTCTTTGCGAAAGTCGTTGATGCACCACACGCAGAACGCGCCTGACTTCAGACAGCGAAAGTTCGCGTGAGCGACGTCGCCGAGTCGACGCAAAAATTCATGGTAGTCGTTGTCTTTGCCAAGCTGCCCGATCTCGTCGCCGTAGTATTCGAGGTCCCAGTAGGGCGGCGATGTGATCGTGAAGTCGCCGACGCTGTCTTTCACTGGGTGCTGGCACGTGTTGCCTTCAAGTCGTCTGCCATCCTTCACGCA